GGGGATAGAACTTACAGCTGTACTTGATTTAGGGAGACACACACTTATACTATTATCTGGATTCTCGGAATCCGTTGTTTCATCATAATTTTCTATTATTTTTGTATTAAGAACACAAAGTATTACGATTAAGGAAATCAATAAATACTTAATTAAATTTTTCATATAGTATAATATTATAATATAATAAATAATAAATAATTGGATGGGAATCGTAATAACATACTTGTATCTTTTAATAGGAATAATAAGTATCTTATTAAAGAAACCATTACATAGAACCTATATCGTTATTCTGGTATTTATGCTTTTCAAGATAATCACCAATTACCGGTTATGTACTGTAAGTTACATCGAATGTAAAGTAAGAGGTGTCCAACATAATGATGGTTATTTAAATCAAGTCCTTGACCCTATCATTGATTTAAGAGAAACCGAACATTTTTATTTATTACTAATCATATCTTTGATAATTTTATACCACGATTTAATCGTCCTCAATAATATTAAGTATGTTACAGTTTTTCTAAAGAATATTCAGAAGAAAATTATTTAAGAAAAAAACTTCTTTAAAACAAAGAATGGAATATTTATCGTTTGATGTTGGAATCAAGAATCTAGCATATTGTTGTATCAATGAGGAAGATAAATCAATCAAACAATGGGGAATCATTAATTTAAATGAAAATCCTCTTTGTGATATGACATTAAAGAAGAAATGTGACAAACAGGCGTCATATAGTTTTAAGAATGGTAATGAAATATCTCATTATTGTTCTTCACACATCAATCATAAAAGTATCTTAGGTATGAAGGGGAGGAAAAAGAAGTTAAATACAAATTATGATATATGCCAACTGTCACAAACATGTATTACGAAGTTACGGAAATTAGATTTATCAAATGTAAAGTATGTTTTGATTGAGAATCAACCCGCGTTAAAGAATCCCACAATGAAAAGTATTCAGATGATTGTCTATACTTTCTTTATTATTGAAGGATTAATGGACGATCTATCAAGTATTGAAGGAGTTCATATGGTGAATGCTCGTAATAAGTTAAAAGTTTACAAAGGTGAACCCATCGAATGTGATAAAAAGAATAAGTATGCGAAAAATAAATTCTTGTCAGTTGAATACACTAAATTAATGATTCTAAAGGATGATGAACAATTTCAAGAATTATTTAAAGAATCAAAAAAAAAAGATGACTTAGCTGATGCTTATTTACAAGGAATTTATTGGATCGAAAAATAAAGCACGTTTGAAATTTTAAATATTTAAAGATACTTTTTATCAAAAGTATAAATATGGATATATTATTAACCTCATTAAAAGAGTATTATAAAAGTCAAGAAAATGTAACAAGATTAGTAGAGATCCAAGCATATAATAAAGTTTCTCTAAGAATCATTGATTGGTTTGTCACAAACTATTCAAAGAAGAATAATATTTGTTATACAATATATAAGGACGATAAAGGAAAAACTACATTTAATCAACAGGGAAATGAAGTATATAAACATTTTAATATCTTTCATTCATATAAATCACAATTAAAGTCATATCATAAATCAAAGTTTGATCCATTTTGCCGTAATAAAAGGATTAATTTTGAATATGAAAATGGATCAATTGAAACAACTGTCGGTCAATTAAATTTTTTTAAATGGGCAATTGATAATTTAGTAATCAATTATATTCAAGAAAATTATAAAACAATTGAATCTGATATGAATCATAATTCATCAAATGTCCATAAACACTCTAAAAAAAATAATTCTAAAGAAAGAAAAAAACGCCAAGAATTATCAAAATCTGCTTCACGCGGATTAAATGTTCAAAAGAATAAAATTGTTTTAGAGTTTAATTAAATTATTTTCTCAAAAAAAAAATATATTATAGAATATAAAAATGAACTCTAAAGTTGATAAAGTTTTAGCACCGGTTACCAGAAATCTTAAAGCCAACAATCAAATGATTAATATGGTCCTTTTAGGACTTGTTGTCTTTATGGCCCTCCCGATTGACGAAGTCCTTGGGACTTCTTTACAGGGCAGACTCGAAGGTATGCTCTCTGGTTTAGTTAAGAACCCGATTGTGATGGCTGTCATGGCTGTTCTAGTCTACGCGACCTTTGTTGCCGGCGATGTCTACATGTTCGTCTTACTCCTGTTCCTCTTACACAGATTATCGAAACATTAAATTGTTTCTAATTAAAGAAAAAATGGGCACCTCCGGGAATCGAACCCGGGACCTCTACCACCCAAAGGTAGAATCATACCACTAGACCAAGGTGCCTTTATATTTTTTAAAAAAAATTATTATTATTTTTTATCATTTTAAAGAATTATTATTATTTATTAATAATCTATTCGTTGGACTTCTTCACAACCTTCTTCCTTACAACTTTCTTCTTCGGCTTCTCTTCAACTTCTTCTTCAACCTTCTCTTCCTTATCATCATCGTCATCATCCGAATCTTCAATTAGATTTGTTGGCTTTTCATCAACATTACTATCATCTTCATCATCCGAATCGGATTGGATTGCAAATTCATTAAGTCCCCCCTCTGGGACCTTCACAAGCATCTGTTCCGCCCTCCACGTGCAACCGAACTTACCATTCGCAACCCAAATACCATTACACTTCAGAACGACCTTAACCTTGGCACCCTTCACAAGAACCCGCTCAACCGTCGTTGGGTTGTCGGTTTCTCCATTGACATCATAATATACCTTTTCACTATTATACATTGGGCAAGAGATTTTGTTGTCCCTCTTTACAATCTTAAAAGCGAATGAAGGAGGATACTTCCCAGTCGGTTCACCTGTTTCTGGATCAATGTGAACCTTGACCATTGGAGTATAAAGAGAATCAATAGTCTCCCCGGACATCTTAGCCTTCTTGAACCAAGAAACACTGTTCACGAGTGCCTGATCCTTTAGGTAAGTATCCATCTCCACCATCTTTGAATGGAAATCATTGATAGCTTTGTTATTTTCCATATCCTTCATAGAAAACCTAACGGAGAACTTCCCATTTGTATCGCTGTCTGCGTAGTATGAAGCATCGAATGGGAGGTCAACTTCTGGGGTTTGAACGAATAGTGGAGAAATACCACCATTGTAATTTAAGTAACACATCTTGGCTCCATTATCTAGAGTCTTTAGAACACTGATAGTCATCTTAGAAACATCAACCTTAGAAGCTTTCATAGCAGACATTGTTTGTTTAACTTTTTAACTCTTTTTAACTCTTTTTAACTCTTTTTAACTCTTTTTAACTCTTTTTAACTCTTTTTAACTCTTTTTAACTTTTTTATATAATTATTCTATTATATACAAGTTTCAAATTTTTAAGTATTTTTAGCAATGTCGAAAAAATTTCGGAAAGATAGACGATAGAAGATAGAATAAAGAAGAAGGAATATATATTTTCGGATATTAATATTTAAATATTTTTTTAGAAGAATTAACTATAGGAATGTGTATTTTTGAAAATGGAAATGATCACAAATGTCAAAATAAGTCGCAGAAAAAATATGGTGGTTTCTGCACGAAACATAAAAGAGAATATTTGGTAGAAAATGATAAAATAATTTATGAAAGATTTACAGGTAATCCAAGTGATTATTTAAAAAATGATATCATGAAAACAATTCATTCGAAAGATAAAAATTTAAAGAAATTATTAAAGAAAGAACTATTTGAGAAAGTAAATGAAAGATTTATTACTCTCAAAAAATATGAAGATGAAGATGATGTTATAAAAATTAAATTAATTCAAGACCATTATCAAAAAGTAAAGTTATACAATGATACTAAGATGAGAGGTGAAGGTTTTGTAAATAAATCTTTATGTAATAATGATACGGATTTTTTTAGTTATGAGACAATTCATGAAATAGACGATAAGTATTTCTTTTCCTACAAGGATTCGAAAGATTTTCATTGGTTCTTTGACATACGATCATTTGATAAATTATTAGAAATGAATCAGGGGAATCCCTATAATCGTGAAAATTTCACAGAAGAAGTGATTGCTAGTGCTAAAAAAATAATTGATACATTAAAGTTGACAGATTCATTCGAAGCAGTTGATAAAACAATCGTCCGTGATCGTAGACAAAGTATTAAACAGAAGACTGTTGATTTATTTTCACAAATAGAGAATTTCGGTTATGAGTGCCACATCAATTGGTTTCTAAGTCTTAATGTTTCTAAGCTTAAAAAACTCTACAGAAACCTCGAAGATATTTGGAATTATCGGTTACAATTATCGCATCAAGTAAAAATGAACATTGCTCCACCCAATGGAATCGTATTTAATATCCCAGTCCAACAAATCCTTCAGTATCATAATAAGGAAGATCTTCAAGATATTTTATTAAATGAAGTCAATAAATTTAATAATGCAATTACAGAATCTGATAAAAAATTAGGATTTATGTACTTTATTATAGGATTGGGTGGAGTCTGTCAAGATTGTTTAGTATCGCATCAATGGTTGATGTATATTTAAGAATATTAAAATACTTAAAAAAATATTATCATATAGTATCATAAAGCGTGCGGTAAAAGAAATAAAATAAAAAATTAATTAATATAAAAATAAATAAAATGCCTGGAAAAACTAAAGCTCCTAAGAACTCTGGATCGAAAGCGAAGAAAGTAACGAAGAAAGTTGTAGAGGGGGCACCGGTTGTTGAGACTCCGGTTGTTGAGACTCCGGTTGTTGAGACTCCGGTTGTTGAGACTCCGGTTGTTGAGACTCCGGTTGTTGAAGTTCAGGAAGATGATGGATATGACCAGGAATTCCTTGAAATTCAAGAACAGCTAAAAAGTGCTATGAGTCTCATTAAGACACTTACAAGCAACGTTTCCAAACTTGAGAAGCGTGTTTCTCGTGATCGCAAAGTTATGAATAAGAAAATGAGAGGCAAGAAACCCCGGGTTCACGACCCGAATAAGCCTCCAAGTGGTTTTGCGAAGCCTGGTCCGATTTCCCCCGAACTCGCCAAGTTCCTTGGTCTCCCCAAAGAGGAACTCATTGCCAGAACCGAAGTAACTCGTAAAATTACGGAGTATTGTAAGAAACATGATCTTCAGAAAAAGGAAGATGGACGTCATATCCTTCCGGACAAAGCTCTTAAGAAACTTCTTGACATCAAGGATGGTGAAGAACTAACATTCTTCAATCTTCAGAAATACATGAAGGTTCACTACCCTAAGAAAGTCATTGCAGCTTAAAAAATTACTAAAATAATTCATACTCAATTGCTGTCATCCTTGTTGTCATGTATTTAAAATCTGTTTTTTTTAATCTTTTCACTTTCTTATCATTTTTTTTAAGTAATGTATTTTTTCTTAATAGAGAAAACCATTTTTTTGAATTAATTTTCAAATAATCCTCATTCGATTCCCTGCAGAATTTGAGGAATTTTGTTAGTTCCTTGAATAATTCACATCTAATAAAATAATATGCTAGAATATTTGATTTCGCATTAATATCAATCGTCTTATCATTTAATTTGGTTAGATGAAATATTTTAGAAGTCTGAAAAATACAATGTTCTTTTTCTAAAGCAATGAATGTCTTAAATAGATCATATGGTTTCTTCTTTACTTTTTGCGAGATCCAGAAACAATTGATTAAATTGGCCCATATTTCAGTATATGCTTCATTAGTATTGATTCTATCAGAAGATATTTGATATTTCTTTTGATAGTGATGGATAATATCTGGTGAATCATTGAATTCATCAATGCATAATGCGTGGATTAATTCATGAACCATCACTTTTAGAATTTCTTCTTTTCTCCAAATATTCACAATTGATTTATTACCTCCTCTGGAACATGATCCCGAGTTCGCTTCCGCTTTTCCAGGGATGAACGCATCTTCATTAAAGAAATCAGGAAGCTCTTTTTTAATATCAGATAAATAAAAATTTATTTCAATATCCTTCGTAATAGGGTGAATACTGAATAAAAAACGTGATAAATCAATTGTTTCATTAATAAACTTTTCAACGTTTAATGAAGATTTATAATAAAATGTGAAAGTGATCTTTATCTTCCCAATTTTAAATGAACCCGATGTTTTTTTTTTAATTAATTTAATATCATTTAAGACTTCTTCTGTAATGAATGGATTATCAAGACTTACATTTGATACATCATCTGTTATAAATTCATCTATATTTTCAATATCTAATAGTTCTATATTCTTGAAATAACTATATAATCTACGTAATTCATCTGACCCTTTCACATCTATTTTCGGGAAATGATATCGTTTTAAAAGTATTGAATCTTCTGTGTACATTTTAGATAATATTCTATCATAGATAATATTATAAGATATTATCCTTAACATATAATTGTAAAGTTAAATAGCAAACTAGATTATTTAAAACAATTTTTTTATTCTTAAAATCTCTAAGATAAAGATAGTATATCCCATTCTTAGTGTAAATATGAATAATTTTTAAGATATTATTCACATAATCATGAGATGATACATATAGTACAATTGTTTCATTAATACTTAATCCATTGATATCAATGGATTTTTCTTTCTTTACGATTTGTTTATTATTATTGCTACGCTTATTATTACTCCGGTTATGTTCTCCATAAAATCTTTCTTTTATTTTTTCTTTGATATCTTCTCGTGCTGAATCAGGTATTGAATGATATAATTTTATCATTAATAAGAATTCTTTAGAATGAATTATTTTTTGATAGTAATTCATAAACAAATCAAATTCTTCCTCAGTAAATTCTACATTTTTAAAAACCCTTTGAATATGATATTTTTTCCTTTTCTTATCATCTGATAGAATATCGTATGATTCTTGGATTTTTTTAAAATGTTCATCATCACCATTATTTTTATCTGGATGATAAATCTTGGATAATCTATGATATTGTTTCTTAATTAGATTTTTGGAACAATCCTCTTGTAACTCGAGGATCTTATAATGATCCATTTTGATAAATAATATAATATAATCTTATCAATAAAGACTCTAAGTAGATAACATCAATATATGATTTAACAATTAATGTGTCATAATAAGCGATTTCCTTAATTGACGTGTTCCTTATATGGTTTTTCTCATTTGAATGAATAATTCTTTCTAGTATCATTTTCAAAAAGTGTGTGATATTTAGATCAATTTCTTTTACTTTTAAACATACCTCCTTGATTTTTTTAATAGAAAAATTTTGATAAGTAGCAAATACTATTTCTACTAATTCTTCACTTCCATCATTCGAAATTTCCTCATTACAATTTTCCTTATTGTTCCAGTTGTCATGGATCCTTATATCGGTTATATTTTTAAAGGAAATCCTAAGACAACAGCAACGGCTCCTAATAGGGTCTATTACTTTATTAAACTTGTCAGTGATGATAATAAATTTTGCTGTGTTATATGATTTTTCAATTAAAACCCGTAGTTTGTTTTGATCTAATATTTTAATATTCTCAAAATTATCAATGATAATATATTTAAATTTATTTTGATAATGATCATACGACATTACAATTTCTTCTAATTTTTCAATGATATCATTTTTATATGTTGTTAATTCATAATAGAAACTGCTAATCTTTTTATCTTCCATAATACATCTTATTAATGATGTTTTTCCAGATGATTTAATTCCATATATCAATAAATTATTATGGTTTC